CCCCTCTGAAGAAGATGCAGCCGACCGCTGGTTTAAGTGCAAGCTGTTCTTCATCACGCTGGACGAAAAAAGCGGAACGGAGAAAAAGACCTCCACTACCGTATTGGTACAGGCTTCCGATCTTCGCGATGCTGTAAAGAAACTGGACGAAGGAATGAAAGGTACAATGGCAGACTATCAGATCGCATCCGTAGCCGAAACCGCCATCATGGATGTATATCCGTATGAAGCTAAGGAAGTTCCGATATCCAACACTCAGATATCGGAAAGTGCTGATTCTCCTGTAGTACGCAATTTTATCCAGTCCCTACCGGATGGTTGCAGGACAACCATAACAGTAGCAGGAAAGCAGGTTGTTGTCGACAAGACCGGCAAGGACACGGTAGTAACCCCACATAAGGAAAAAGACGATGACATACGAGGAGATGATTAAAAAAGCGCAGTCGTACAAAATGCGCGGGAAGCCGAAGAATGACGAGCACCGCATACAGTCCGCTTGTGTCCGCTGGTTCCGTTTAAAATATCCGAAACTTAAAAACGTGCTTTTTGCTGTTCCCAATGGTGGCAGACGTGATGCCATCACCGGAGCGAGACTGAAGGAGGAAGGTGCGACCAGCGGAGTGTCAGATTTGATACTGCTGAAGAGCAACCGCTTCTATGGAGGACTTTGCATTGAGATGAAAAAGCCGGGAGGCCGCCAGTCTCCTGCACAAAAGGAATGGCAGAAGGATGCGGAAGCCAACGGAGCGAAATACGTTGTCTGTAAATCATTGGATGAGTTTATGAAAGTGACAATTGATTATTTGAATGACGTATGACAAACAGAAAAACTATAAACCATAAATTGAATTGCAAGTATGGAGATAAACTGTAAATATTGTCCTAAAAACGATGGGACCGGCAACTGCCTCATTAACGGATGCCCCCTGCCTCCTGTCATAAAGGAGATAGAAGAAATGCAGTCCTTTTTGGAGATAACCGCAAGTGACAATCCAAAGGAGCTTATAGACCGCCTCACTGATATAAACGTCTATCTCGCACGCTCTGGCAAGCTGCTTGCTGACGCCAAGGCATATCAGGATCAGGTGACAGCGAATGTATATGCCAGCCACATGGAATTCATCTCACGTGTTCCCGCGACTGTCGCCATGAAATTTGTCGCCGCGCAAAGTGTGACCGCCAATCAGATTGTGACATGGCTGGACCGTATAAACCGTACCCTCGTCCATGCCGGAGACAATATCAGGACCCAGATATCCTTTGCCAAACAGGATATGGCACTGCAAAGGAAAGGCTACTGATAAATAACGTTTAAATTATTGATATTCAGAAATATATTTATTGTAATCCCATAACAAAAAGTTAACTTTACAATATATATAACAAACTGATTATCAAACAATAGACATGATGAAAAAGGATACAAAAAGGAAATCATTTGTCTTCTATATAGAATGGCAGGAAGTGCTGATGGAATATCCTGAGGAGGTCAGACTTGAAGTGTACGATGCAATTATCAAGTACGCCGCATCGGGGACACTGTCGGAGCAGAAACCGTTGGCTAAAATGGCATTCTCTTTTATAAAGAAACAGATAGATGAGAATTTGCTACATGAACCTCCAAGCGGAGAAAACCACTGGAACTGGAAAGGTGGAATTACTGATGATAACCACAGATGCAGGAATTCAAGCGGCCATAGAAATTGGCGAAATTCAGTCTTGGAAAGAGACAACTTTACATGTTGCCGTTGTAAAAAACGTAACATGGAGTTAAATGCACACCATATCAAACCATTTTCTTTATATCCCGAATTGAGATTCGATATAGATAATGGCATTACATTGTGTCGAGAATGTCATGTAAGACTACATAAAGAACAAATGAAATGGGAAAAGAAAGTTTTTTGATATATAAATCGTTTTACAAGCCTATATCGAAGTTATCGGACAAGCAACTTGGAAGATTATTCCGAGCTATATTCAAGTATCAACTTGGCGAGATTATTACGGTAGAGGAGGACATTGAAATAGCATTTGAGTTCTTCAAGAATCAATTTGAAATAGATGAAAACAAATACCATGGCATTGTCGAGAGAAACCGTAGTAATGGAAGCAAAGGGGGTGCTCCGAAGAGAGCGAAGAATGATAATTCGGATGATATTGGAACAACCCAAATAAACCCAAATAACCCAGTGGGTTTTTCAGAACCCAAAAAAGCCGATAATGATAATGATAATGTAAATGATAATAATAACTCTCTCTCTAGCGCGCATACGCGTGAAAACCTGGGCGATATTTCATCAGAAACATTCGATATGGATTTAGACAAATGCTTCGCGGACCTAAAGTCTGAGGAAGGATGGCTGAGGGATGCTTGGGAACGGGCATACAGGAACGGATTCAGGAACTTCACTTTGGATGAATGCAAAGACAAATACGTTGACCTGTACTATTGGAAGCTAAAGGGGGAAGGCGTTACACACAAGTCTGTTTCAGATGCAAAACGCCATTTCTCAAACTGGTTGATAACGGAACTTAAAAAACAGAAAGATGACAGAGCAAGAACAAAAACTTTCAGCAGAGCTACAACAGATCCGACAGGAAAAGTCATTTGCGGCGAAACTGAAACAGGAACAGATATACAATCTGGTGGAGCGTCACAAAAAGACTATTCTGCAAGATTTTGAATATGACCTGACGAATCCAGCCGAATATTACGCCCATCGTGATCTTGTCAGGCAGCTGGGCAATGATTATACTAGACGTGAATTCAGGGAGTTCGAGGTTGACGAGAACAACTCGAAGATATTGTCTTTCCTGCTGTATTACTTCAACGGATGCAGACTGGCCGAGAAAGTGTTTCCCGATGAGGATTACAAGATTCACAAGAACCTGCTGATTGTCGGGGCACCCGGCACTGGAAAAACAATGATCATGCAGATTTTCGCCGATTATCTGCGTCTGACACGGAATCCCAGTCAGTTTGAAAACCTCTCCGTCACCCAGATGATGAACTACTACAAGATGAACGGACACATAGACCTGTATTCCTACAACGAGGGGCAGTCAAAAGGATTCAATCCCGCCCCGTTCAATATCTGTCTGAATGACATAGGTTTGGAAACCGAGAATCAGAAGAGCTACGGTACCAGTCTTGACAGCGTGATAGACGAGTTTCTCTATGCGCGTTATGAGATTTACCAGCAGTTCGGGAAGAAATACCATATCACCAGCAATCTGAACATCGGTGATTTCAGGAAACGGTTTGAAGGACGTCTGATTGACAGGTTCAAGAGTTTTAATGTCATTCCCCTGCTCGGAAACAGCCGCAGGAGATGACAGTTATATTAAGTTAAGCAGATGCGTTTTTAAGATTATATTATTTGAGAAACAAATAAATAAAAATTATCTTTACATACATAAAAGAATTAATAAAAACCAAGAGCAATGAACATTACGAAAGTTTTGGCGGAAGAAGTTGCCAATAAAATGGTAGAGCCGTTAGAAAAGAAAATCAACCTGTTGCATGATGAACAGGTCAGGATTACGGAAGAGGTGATCCGAAAATCCATTCCACAGGAAATCACCGACTGTTTTCAAAAGTTTCGGTCTTATTTCTCTGTTGCATATAGCATCACACTGTTTAACGGTTCCTATGAAAAACGTGTTGCCGGACTGAAAGGATTTCCCAGCGCAAACGCTTACTATCCTCACATTGAGGCGGACAGGGAAGTTATTGAAAAGATAGACAAACTGGAAATCGAGATCAGTGCGGTAAAGGATGAGAAGACCAAGGTATATGAATCAGTCGTTGCGTCACTTCTGACATTACGGACATTCAAAAGAATCAAAGAGAATTTCCCTGAGGCATACAGACATATTGCCTGCTATGAAGATAAGGGAAAAACATCCGTATCCCTGCCGATAGACAATATCATGGACACTTTGAAAAAATACACCGTATGACATCTTGGGGAAGTTCACATTTTACAACTTCTCCCCTATTCTGCGGATAATCTGACTTTATTTTTATTTGAAAGTCAAATAAAATTTATTATTATGCAAGAAACAACTCAATTGAACACACTGACCAACATCGTATTTGTCCTCACGGACGTTTTAGAAACCAACCTTCTAGAAATGCAGCAGCAATACAAGAAGGAAGGCTTTGAATTGCGGCACGATTCAAAAAGAAACTTCAACACAGCCATAGCCGCGATAAAGAGATTGAAAAGTGATGTGAATCATTGCAGCGAATCCACTCAGGAAAACTTCGGCAATGATTCTGACATGGTGAACGCCATGTTGCTCACACTGATTGACAGATGCGGTGATGATGACAACCTCGCTTATAAGATGTACGAATACATTAAATCTTTCCCGTCCAAACTGAATCTAGACTTGGATTTGGATAATGCGTTCAGCCACCTGTTTAAAAAGGAGAAGTTATGAAATCGCAGAAAAATATCTTAAAATCCATTGAAGGTCTGTCCGATATAGAACTATTTGTTATTGATCTCTTTTGTGGCGCCGGTGGCTTATCCGAAGGTGTGGAAGAAGCACGATTGGATGGAAATAGATGTGGAAAGGTTGTTTGCTGTGTGAACCATGACAAGAATGCCATCCTTTCACATGATGCCAATATCCCTGATGCACTTCACTTTATTGAGGATATCCGTACACTGGAACTTTCCCCGATAAGCACTATTGTAGAACGTATCCGCCAGCTATACCCTGATGCCATGATAATGCTTCATGCCTCTTTGGAGTGTACCAACTTCTCGAAAGCCAAAGGCGGTCAGCCGAGAGATGCTGACAGCCGAACGTTGGCAGAACATCTCTTCCGTTATATTGATGTTATAGACCCTGACTACATTCAGATTGAAAATGTAGAAGAGTTTATGTCATGGGGAGATATGGATGAGAATGGGAAACCTATCAGCATGGACAAAGGCCGGCTTTATCAAAAGTGGGTGCGCAATGTCAAGAAGTACGGTTACAACTTTGAGCACCGCATCTTAAATGCTGCCGACTTCGGTGCCTACACCACAAGAAAACGCTTCTTCGGCATCTTTGCTAAAAAGAACTTGCCGATAGTATTCCCTGAACCGACCCACTGTAAAGGTGGTAGGCAAGATATGTTCTCGCGGCTGGAGAAGTGGAAGCCGGTAAAAGACGTGCTTGATTTCTCTGATGAAGGAACTACCATCTTCAGGGAAAAGCCTCTTGCAGAGAAAACGCTTGAACGTATCTATGCTGGACTTATCAAGTTTGTAGCCGGAGGAAAGGATGCTTTCCTTTCCCGTTACAATACGGTTCGCCCTCAAGACACATGCAAATCAGTTGATGAACCATGCGGAGTGTTGACTACTGAAAACCGCTTTGCAAAGGTACAGGTAAGTTTCCTCTCCAAACAGTTCAGCGGACATCCCGAAAGCAAGAATGTGTCTGTAGAAGAACCGGCAGGTGCAATCACCTGCAAAGACCACCATGTTTTTGTTTCTGCTTATTATGGAAATGGACATAATCATTCGGTAGACCTTCCAGCTCCAACGGTCACAACGAAGGACAGGATGGCTTTAATTGAAAGCCGATTTATGTGTTCTTATAACTTTAAGGATACAGGAAAGGATATTAATCAGCCTTGTCCTACACTTCTGACTAAAGACAGACTTTCCCTTGTATCTCCATTTTTTATGAATCAATATTCTGGAGGTGGTCAGGTGTCTGATATAAACTCGCCATGCCCCGCTGTTACCACAACACCGAAACAAAACTTGGTAACATGCCAGCCGTGGATAATGAATACTGCATTCTCAAATGTAGGTAGCAGTATAGAGGAACCCTCCCAGACCATTACCGCAAACAGGAAATGGCACTATCTGATGAATCCACAGTTCAACAGTGCTGGCGGCTCTGTTGATAGCCCCTGCTTCACATTAATAGCCCGCATGGATAAGATGCCGCCCTATCTGGTAGCAACAGAAAGCGGTCAGGTAGCGATTGAAATCTACGACAATGATAGTCCTATGACCGTGAAGATAAAGGAGTTCATGGCACTGTATGGCATAGTGGATATTAAAATGCGGATGCTTCGCATTCCGGAACTCAAAAAGATTATGGGATTCCCTGAAGATTATGTTTTAATAGGCACACAAGCTGACCAAAAGAAATTTATCGGGAATGCGGTGGAGGTTACACAAGCGAGAAAAAATACTGAAGCACTTTGTAAAGTATTGAAAAAGTTGAGATTGAAGAAATTAAAAGAAATAGTTTAATGGAAAATGGAAAACTTATATTAGATGCCTGCTGTGGCAGTAGAATGTTTTGGTTTAACAAACATAATCCTCTTGCCTTATTCGTTGATAAGAGATCAGAGATAGTAACAGCCAAGGATAGAGATAAGATCAGAACCATAGAGATAAAACCGGATATAATAGCAGATTTCACCCACTTGCCGTTTGAGGACAATTCTTTCTACATGGTGGTATTTGACCCACCTCATCTAAAAACACTTGGTGAAACCTCATGGATGGCTAAAAAGTACGGAAAACTGCCGAAAGACTGGCAGTCACTAATACACGATGGATTTACTGAGTGTATGCGCGTCTTGAAGCCTAACGGCACGCTTGTATTCAAATGGAACGAGAGTGAAATAAAAACAGTGGATGTATTGTCTGTTATCCCTTTTAAACCTCTATTTGGACATACCACTGGAAGGCAGAGCAAAACAATATGGATGTGCTTTATGAAACTGCCAATTAACGAATAACGGTACGGAAAGGAATAAAATGATAATAGCTTGGTTTAGTTGCGGTGTAACATCCGCAGTTGCTTGTAAGATTGCATTGAGCTTGTATAACGATGTACAACTCTATTATATCGAAACTGGTTCCGGGCATCCAGATAATGTCCGATTTATCTCAGATTGCGAGAGATGGTACGGGCAGCCAATTCATACCATTCGCAGCGATAAGTTTTTCAACGTAAAAGATGTACTGATTAAAAAACGGTACATCAATGGTCCTACTGGTGCAGCTTGCACATTCGAACTAAAGAAACAAGTCCGTTACAAGCTGGAGAAGGAACTTGGTTCTTGGGACGGTCAAGTTTGGGGATTCGACTTTGACCCGAAAGAAATCAATCGAGCTATCCGCTTTAAACAGCAATATCCTGATACAAAGCCGTTGTTCCCACTTATCGAGCGACAGATAACCAAAAAGGATGCAATGGGAATGCTTTGGAAGGCCGGCATTGAAATCCCAGCCATGTACAAGATGGGCTATAATAACAATAATTGTATCAGTTGCGTGAAAGGTGGCATGGGCTATTGGAATAAGATACGGAAGGACTTTCCGGAAGTATTTGCTCGAATGGCTGAGATTGAGCGTGATGTTGGAGCTACCTGCTTGAAAGATAAAGACGGGTGCATCTTCTTGGATGAACTACCAACGTGGCGGGGAGACCCAGTAGAAGAGATTATACCGGATTGCTCTCTTATATGCCAAATAGAATTTCAAGAATTACTTGATCGGCAGGTAGAACGAGTATTGAAAGGAGAAATTAGTATTAATGATGTAGTCTGAAAAGCTCAAAACGATATAGAAATGAATGATGGAGTTTATTTTGACCAAAATGGTAACGAGGTAATCGTAATCAATGGATTTGAATACTCACGAGAAGAATTTGATTCCCTTGTGGATATGTGTGGAGATTGCAATATGTAATAACAAAAGAAAGAAATGAGTAAAACAACAATTTATTATCTATTCCTAATAGCAATGTATATGCTGCTAGGATAGATGGAAAGGAGAAATATGGATAAAGATAAATTCAACAAAGCAATAGAAATCAACAATAAAATAGAGGAATACAAAGATCATAAGATGGCACTTGAAAATTCTAACATAAAATATGGTGGTGGATTGATATTTACATACAACAGAATGCACAATGATGTACCATTAAAGGAAGAAATTTTTGGTAAGAATTTCCTTCAGTGCTATATGTATGCTTTGGATAGTAAGATAAAAGAATTACAAAAAGAGTTTGACGAATTATGAAAAAAGATATGAAACAGACAGTAGAAGAAGCGGCAAGAGAGCACCAAACGCATTTTGAAATATGTGATGCCGAAGGTACAATAAATGGATTTATTAATGGAGTGCATAAACAGATTTATGAATCTTTTATTTCTGGTGCCGAATGGCAGTCAAAGCAATCGCCTTGGATAAGTGTTAAGGAGCGGTTGCCAGAAGAGAGTGGATATTACTTTGTTACTGATGGTGCTGTTGTTGAGAAAGTTTATTTCTTTAAAAAATGGAATAAGTTTGCAGAAATCGAAGAATATCCTCACCTGTTCTACGATGAAGGCGTAATAAAAGCATGGTTTCCAATCCCCTCTTTCGATGATATACTCGAATCCAACAAGGATGTACTGGAACGGATTAAAGAGAAAGGAGATTGAATAATGAGGTTTATATTAATTATTCTTATGACAACCATGATGTTATCTTGTAAAGATGGTACGGAACATAGATTAAAAGGTGGAATGGTTATTACTGTTAAGGGAGATACCATAAAATTTTATGAAGGAAGGTGTACCTATAAATTATTTGGTGAAAGAGATATTAGGTGTATTGTAATTGATTAATCAAAAGAAAAAGGAGATTAATTATGGAAATAAAAAACGGAATAATAATAGACGGGATGCTGCATGAATTGTGCGTTGGAATATGTGATGAGTGCTCATTACAAAATGAGTGCGATGATAGTTCAGAAATCATTTGCGATATAGCTTATGACAACCCAAATATGGACCAGCGATTTGTCTGTCGTGGAAAAGTAACTGATATTAAGATAGATAAGGAGGAATAACTATGGGGTTTACAACACCGTGTTTTATTCGCAAGAGTACCTATAAACTTAGAAAGAAATTAGATGAGTTGGGATATAGATTGTTTGGAGCGGAACTTAACAAAGATTTATGTATTTTCACTGAACCCGAATACTGTCTATATAGTATTGAGTTTTTCAGTAATATTCCACATCCTGACGAAACCGATAGTGTTGATTGCGGAACGAATGAGGAACTTTTTCTGGCTATAGCTGCATTAAAGGATAATACAGACAACAATCAATTATTCACTAATGGTAAGGGCGATTGGGGTATATACCGGGATGGCTCTGATGGAGGTTTATCTGGAATGGATTTCTATGGGATGCCTAATGATTTTAACTTACCATATTATCACAAGGCTACCGTAGACGAACTGATTGAACACTTTAAAGGAAAGGAGAACCAACCATGACCGAAGAACTTGTAACATTGGAAACAGCAAAGATGCTGAAAGAGAAAGGGTTTAATTGGAAGTGTGAACACACAATAAGTTGCGATAATATTATTAGAAGATACGACATTCCGCAAAGTATGTCATGTTGTACGGAAATAGATAACGAACCAGTTGAATTTTTGTGTCCAGTGTTGTATGTTGCCCAAAAGTGGCTTCGTGAAACTAAGAACCTGCATATCGAAATATCCTATATGTATGGAAATTATTGGACGTATGATATACTGACAATTCCGAGGCATGACTTGATAGGATTGTCTGACAGACCTATTGTCCGTTATAATATCTACGAAGAAGCACTTGAAGCAGGATTACAGGAAGCTTTAAAACTTATATGATTATGAAAACAATATTATTTACAATTATATTTATTATCGCCCTATATGGGTTGGAGATCTCACAATTACATTTAAGCCGTTTTCTATCTCACTACCTGGCTGGTATAAGCCTGTAGGTATCCTTCTATTTTTTCTGTCAATGGCGGTATATACTATAGGGGAATATACTAAAGGGTATAAGCATGGTTTCGATGATGGGATAAAGAATGTGTTGAAATACT